AAACAGTTCAGTTCATGTGTGCTTATTCGCAGTGATGACAGTCTTGATAGTATATTTGCCTCAGGTGAAATGATGGCTAAGTATGCGGCCAAACGAGCAGGTATTGGATTAGAAGTAGGCAGACTGCGACCATTAGGAGCACCTATACGTGGCGGTGAAGTTATGCACACTGGTATGATACCTTTCCTAAAAAAATGGTTTGGCGATTTGCGTAGTTGTAGTCAAGGTGGTATACGTAATGCATCAGCTACTGTATTTTATCCAATATGGCATTACCAATTTGATGATCTTATTGTACTAAAAAATAATCAAGGCACTGAAGAAACACGAGTAAGATTTATGGACTATGGCGTAGTCCTTAACGCCTTGTTCTGGCGCCGCTTTAAGAACAAAGAAAACATCACCTTCTTTGATCCTAATGAAGTTCCTGATCTGTATGAAGCATTTTATACGAACACAGAAAAGTTTGAAGCATTGTATGTTAAGTATGAAAAGCGCTCGGACCTACGCACCAAGACTATGGCCGCAGAAGATGTATTCAAGGGTGGCATCTTAAAAGAACGTACAGACACTGGCCGCATCTATCTCGTGTTTATTGACAATGTTATGAACCAAGGGCCATTTGATCCTGAATTTCATACGATCTATCAAAGTAATTTATGTTGCGAGATCCTTTTGCCCACAAAGAGTTTTACACGCTTAGATGACGAAGAAGGCCGAATCAGTTTATGTACGCTCGGCTCAATGAATTGGGGTGCGTTCCGCAATCCGGAAGATATGCGTAGAGCAAGCAAACTATTATTAAGGTCACTTAATAACATTCTTGATTATCAAGACTTCTTGAGTATTCAAAGTAAGTTAAGCAATGACGAGATTTGTCCTATTGGTATTGGTATTACTAACTTGGCATATTGGCACGCTAAACGCGGAATGAAATACGGAACTCCAGAAGCGTTAGCTGAAGTTAAGTCTTGGATGGAGCATCAAGCGTTCTATCTCACCGAAGCAACTGTAGAATTGGCTAAAGAGCGTGGTGCCTGCTTACATTCAGAAAAAACACGATATGGTCAAGGAATATTCCCGTGGGAATTAAGAGCCGCTGGGGTAAACGAACTTACAAACTTTGCTCCTGAATTAGACTGGGAAACCTTGCGTGAGCAAATGAAACAGTACGGCGTCCGTAATGCTACAGTAATGGCTGTAGCACCTGTAGAATCAAGTAGTGTAGTAATTAACTCAACTAACGGCATTGAAATGCCTATGAGCCTTATTACAGTTAAAGAGTCAAAAGCAGGATCGCTCATCCAAGTAGCACCGGAATACAATAAGTTAAAAGCAAAATATCAACTTATGTGGGATCAAAAAGACTGTATCGAATACCTTAAGACAGCCGCTGTTATCGCGGCATACACCGATCAGAGCTTGAGTTCGAATACTTTCTACAATCCGGCTCATTTTCCTGACAGAAAAGTTCCTACTACATTAATTGCCAAGAACTTAATGCTATTCCATAAATGGGGCGGAAAAACTCTGTATTATAGCTTAATCAATAAGCAAGGCAGTAAAGGAGTCGATAAAGACGAAAGTGAAACAGCTTTAGAAGTAATTGACTTTAGTGATCAAGAAGATTGTGAAAGTTGCAAATTATGAAAAAAATATTGGGATATATTTTAAGTTTAACATTATACCGTATAGGAGACCTAATAAGTTATCCAATGTTAAGGTTTGATTGGGCTTGTTTATATCCTACTTACAATCAGCTAATGACTTGGAGCTATGTCGTACAAAAATGGGCTGGCATTCAAGATCCTTGGCAGGAGTCAGTATGCGAATAAAAGACGTTATATTAGAAGGTGGATGGGATACAACACTTACTCAAAGTACAGTGCTACATCCTGCGGTTGTTGGCACAGCATTACAAGTTGTTGATCGTTTTGTCGATGACTTTAATCGGTATTTGTCGAAACAAAATCTTGGACCAATACATCGAGGACGCCCTACTGGGTCAAGTGCTTATCACGAAGAAGATACCATAGAACATCCGGAAAAAATATATGGAGATATAGATTTACAGATGGTAGCTCCAGAAACAGAAGGTATGACACAAGGACAGTTTACTTTATATTGGAATACATTAACTGACGATTTCATCAACGCAGGGCTAGCGCCTTATGTAGATATTACAGAAAGTAAACCAGGACATCCAGTTTTTAACATTGGCGGCAATGATTTTGTACAAATTGATTTTATGTGGCATCCTGACCGTTTAAAAAAATGGGGCGCCGCTCGTGTCACTCCTGAGCGAGGTGTTAAAGGATTATTAACAGGCAATATGTACAGCGTACTTGGAAGTTTATTGGATATGAGTATACAGCATGCCGGGGTACAGTTGAAAGTAATTGATGGTAAAAAAGTTCCATTCAGCAAACAAAAAGGTACACAGATACAAACTATTACCACAGAACCAACTACATTTATCTATGACACATTTATATACTTGGCTAGAGAAATGGGAGTAAAGAATCCTAAAATCAGTCCGCTACTTAAACAATTTCCAGGTAACGACGTTGAAGATGTAAAAATTAGTAAGCTGGTAAATGGTGTAAAAGGATTCGCCGAAAGTTGCGAAGCTAACGGCATGTTTGGTAAAGGTGAATTGGCTAATTATTCTGATGCCAAAGATTTTATGAATCAATTTTGGAATTTATACGAAAGAAAAGCCCTAGAGGACATTACCAGTAAAAAACGCGATAAAGCCACTACCCCAGAAGCCAAGGCACGTGCTGAAGAAGACAAAAATAAGATACTACAAGGTCTTAACACAGTCAAACAATATTTTAATTAAGGAAAATTTAGATGTTAGAAACTATCTGCGATATTCTAGTAGATGCTTATAAACGTAATTGGATCACTAGCCGTGATGGTAATGTAAGTATACGACATCACGATCGTGATCACTTTTACATCACACCTAGCGGTGTGCGTAAGCAGACTCTGCAGCCTGATCAGTTTAAAAAGATTGCCATCGACACAGGCTATTATGATCAACCTCCTCGTAAAATTTACAGTAGCAGAGTTTTAGATTATACAGCTATTAGCGCCAATCTTAATCCTAGTGGTGAATTGCCCTTACATTTCGGACTACAAAGAGAAATGGGACAACATAGTAATGAAGTTCGTGTGGTTGTTCATGTCCATCCAACATATTGTATTGCCGCTATGCACGCTGGTATTGATTTAAGTACAATTAGCGAAGCGTTTCCAGAATTAAATAGATACACACGAGTAGCACCAAATGTAGGTGATGTGCCACCTATCAGTCAAGAACTTGCTGACCAATGTCATAAAATGTTACAATTAGATGAAAAAGGCAATATTGCCTACGACATAGTTGGAATTAAAGGTCACGGAGTAGTTGCAATAGACACAAGCCCATGGCGTGCCTATGAACACATAGAAAGACTAGAACACATCTGTAAGATTGTGCTAGCATCAGGAAAATATAAATGAGCAAACAACAATATAACTTATCAACCAAAACCGATTATCTCAATCGTAAAATGTTTCTAGACCCAGCGGGTCCTGTAACGATACAGAGATTTGAAGAAGTAAAATACAATAAAATTGTAAAATTTGAGCAAGAAGCTCGAGGATTCTTTTGGGTGCCAGAAGAAATCAGTTTGACCAAAGACACTAACGATTTTAAAGAAGCTAGCGATACAGTTCGCCATATCTTTACCAGTAATTTATTAAGACAAACTGCCTTAGACAGTTTACAAGGCAGAGGTCCGGCACAGGTCTTTACTCCGGTATGTTCAATTCCGGAATTAGAAGCACTAATGTATAATTGGTCGTTTTTTGAAACTAATATTCATAGCCGTAGTTACAGTCATATTATTCGTAACATATATAATGTGCCTAAAGATGTATTCAATACTATACATGACACCCAGGAAATTATCAATATGGCCAGTAGCATTGGTGAATATTATGATAAATTAAACAAATTAAATTGTCAAAAAGAAGCAGGATTAGACATTGACGAAGACGAATATATTCGTGCTATTTGGTTAGCCCTTAACGCCAGTTATGGATTAGAAGCTTTCCGTTTTATGGTATCGTTTGCCACAAGTTTAGCCATGGTAGAAAATCGTATCTTTATTGGTAACGGCAATATTATTTCATTAATTTTACAAGATGAAATACTACATAAAGATTGGACCGCATGGTTAATTAATCAAGTTGTAAAAGAAGATTCAAGATTTGCTCGAGCTAAACAACAATGTGAAGCGGAAGTTTATCAAATGTACTTAGATGTTATACGGGAAGAAAAACAATGGGCCGATTATTTGTTCCAAAAAGGACCTGTCATCGGATTAAATGCTGGTATTCTCAAAGACTTTGTTGACTATACTGCAGTAAATGCTCTTAAAGAAATTGGTATTAAATATCAAACTCCGGCCCCAAAAACAACGCCTATCCCTTGGTTTAACAAACATACCAATGTCAGTAACAAACAAACCGCACTACAGGAATCCGAATCTACCAATTATGTCATTGGCGTGATGAGCGATTCATTAGACTACGACGCACTACCAAATTTATAACAAGGAGAATAATTATGACACAAGCTATTGTATGGAGCAAAAATTCCTGCCCATTTTGCGATCAAGCCAAAGGATTACTTAAAATGAAAGGTATTGAATTTGAAGAACGTAATATCAACAAAGATTGGACTAGAGATCAGTTATTAGAAGCAGTGCCTACGGCAAGAACTTTACCACAGATCTTCTTAGACGATAACTATATTGGCGGGTTTACAGAATTACGCAGACATTTACAAGGATAAAATGAATATTAAAGAAAACGAAGTTTATACATTCAAACTATCTTCTAGCGAAGAAGTAATTGGAAAAGTAGTAGGTTTTGATAGTGACTATGTTTACATAGTAGAACCATTAAGTGTATCACCTGGCCCACAAGGCATGGGCCTAATGCAGACGATTTTTACATCAGAAGAAGGGGCAAAAGTAACGCTAAATATTAAAAACGTTACAATGGTAGTCGATACCGCTGATGCTATTAAACAAAAATACATACAGACTACAACAGGTATTGCCGTTCCAAGTAAAAAAATCGTGATGGGTTAGTATGCCAGGACAAGTAGTTACAGAAGGAATACCAAATGTTTGTGGCGGACAAGCCACTAAAGGAATTCCCACGGTAAGAGTAGGAGGCGCCCCAATAATGGTTTCGGGCTCTCCCGTTACGCCACACCGTCCTCCTATTATTAAACCTTTGTGTCTTACCGGAGCAGCCGTTACTGTGGCTAGATCAAATTCAACTGTACGTGCTGGTGGGTTGCCTATTGTTGTTAGTACTGACGCAGATAGTTGTGGTCATTCTAGAGGAACAGGAAATCCTACTGTTAGAATAGGGTAATTATTATGACAATAATTAGTACACTGACCCCTTTACAGTTAACAGCAGGAGCTAGTTTACTTCAAAACCAAGGCTTGATAGTTAATCAGGCTTTTACAAATGCTATAACTTCATATAATACCAGTAGTGCTTTAGGTAACTGTGTAACTGCTATTACTTTAGGAGCTAGTGGAGTTGGCAATTTATCTGTTGGAACTATTAAATCTTTAGAAACTATAGGCAACACTACTTGCCCAGCATTGGGTGACAGTATAGGAAACACATACTCTACACTACCTACATCGGCGGGCTTTACAAATTTATTAAGTACCACAGCAAACAAATATATGGGTAACGGTGATCTTACTAAATTTGTTCAAGCATTTAATTCGGCAGAATCGTATGTAACAATTACTAATCAACAAATTACATCTGTTCAAAATGCCAATACCTATTTAGGTAACATGTTTACTAATACTAATAATATGGTAACCGGTGATATTACAGCGGTAAATGCCAGTACAAGTTTATGGGGACAAGATTTAATCAATTTAGGCTCTTTAATTAATTTGAAAAATTTAGACGAGATGGGAACTCCGTTAGCTGTGTTTCAGCAACTGGCACTTATTGGTGGTATATCTTCTAGTATATCATTAATCATGGTAAATTCAGGAGTGAATGCTGACACAATTCTTAATTTAACATCTAGTCAAACTACAGCCTCTACTGTGAGTATTTTAGATCAAAGAGCTATGTATACCGCAATGACAAAAATTACCGGAGATACTTTAACTCAAGTTTTACAAATTCTTGGTGTGAAAACGGCCAACATTAATACAATGGCAGATTTAATCAATCCTTACAAACTTTTCCCCAACAGTTTTCAGTCCTTAACAGTTTATAATGTAAACAGCATTAGTCAGTTTATATACACCGATACTGCAGGCACTGTTAATAATACACTGCTCCAATCATTGCCATCGTGGGCATTAAGGACAACATCATGACAACCTACGATAGATTAAGTCAAATAATACCTCCTGACCAGGCTTTAGCAAACAAAGCATTGGCTACAAGTATGAAAGGTATTATTAATATTAGTAATCTCACTTTGCCTTCTTTTGCCAAAGCTGTAGCTAATGTTCAAACTACTTACGGATTAAATTTAATAAATGCTCAAACATCTCCAGTTAGTCAAGCAACTTTAAACTTTTATAATAGTTTAAATGGTGGCAATACGGTAAATGTCGTGGACATTTTAGGAGTTTCAACCGGTATAGGTTTTACCACAAATTTAACTAGTACAGTTAGTACAGTAAACACAATGAATATTACTAGTTTATCATCAATATACAGTACTATGGTTGATACACTAAATGGTGTGTATGGTCCTGATACTGGTCCGGTTGACATTCCAACTGGTCCAGCGGCTGGACCATACGATACTATTAATGATGCCATGGTAGCACTAATTGCCGCGGCAAATACCGAAATAACAACATTAGTATCAACCTATCCGAATCAAACACACCAACTGAATACATATTGGAATAGTATGGCTTCACAATTATCTTATGAATTTAATTTACAAACAAAAGCCAGTATAAATTTCAATGATTATCAACATAGTCAATCTGCTATGAATGGATTTATATCACAATTACCAACTTATGGATTAAACCAAACAGTTGGTGGAACAGCTCAGTATCTAGAAGCGGTAGCAGATTTAAGTATTATAGGCGGGCAAGCAGTCGTTGCGTGTTTACGACAAGGTGTTACACAATCAGTACTTACTAATGCTGGTATAGGAACTTATAATAATCCACCTGTGACGCCATCCACCTTGCCACCACAAGCCACACTTTCTCCCGATCAACCACCATATCCTCCGACAACGTAAGTGTTGTAAAAACCAAAACTTATTTTGGTTGACTCAAAACTCTTGTTCAATTATAATAGTAGCATATAATTGAAAGGAGGCCTCTGTGGCTATCAACAAAAAAGATTTACTGCTAAAAGCCCTGCTGAAGGATTTCGAAACTTCAACAACCCAGAGCTATACTAGTTTACTAAATCAGTGCGATCGACTAGCGGCCTACGCCCACGTGGCCACCCAGGCCTTGGTTGATGCCGGTCAGGCCGATTTCGTTTTCCTCAAACATGACGGTATGCGTGAGTGGTGGCAAGGTCGTTTGGAAGCCATTCATCGGCAAGAACAAGCCCGGTTAGCCAAACAACGTAAAATTGAGCTGAAAGCACAGGCATTGGCCAAACTTACCCAAGAAGAACGTGAAGCCCTGGGCTTGAAAAAGTAAAAACCGGTGGATTTTGGGTTTAAATTCCTATTCAAAATCAATGACTTACGCCACCCAAAAATATTGGATATTTTGGTTGACTTAAAATACCAATTTTGCTATAATATTTGTATAGTAAAACAAAAGGAGCAATAAAATGACAGTAACAGTAAAAGAAATGATTGAAGCGTTATCCAAATTACCAATGGACGCTGAGTTGATCGTCACAGAAGAAGGTTATTATTCCTGTAGAGATTATACGAATGCTTTTTTACCAGAAAAGTATGAGGATGGGAAGTCTTATGTAATCGGCCATTCTACACAAGATTATTAAGAAAGCAAATCGGTTGACCAAAAACGGCATTTCGGGTATAATATTAGTATAGTAACAATTTAGGAGCGGAAATGACAACAGTACAATATAAAGTAGGCGATCTAGTAAGTTACGGAATTGGCGGAGATCGTTATTTTGACGGTAAAATCACCCGTATCACCAAGCGTTTTATTTTCACTGATTCGGGCAAAAAATACACCCAAAAAGTAGCAAAAGATGGGCGAGTTTATTACACCTCAACTGGATGCCGTTATTGCTTTTTGGTTCCAGGTAAACAAGAGTATTTGGACCCACATTTTTAATCTGGTTGACTTTTGATAAAATTGATTGTATAATATACATATATTAACAAATAAAGAAGGAGCTAAAATGAATTACACTAAAGAA